GTGGAACCAATGGGACCCGCCCCGAGACGGCCGCGGGATGGTCAGCCTCCCCGAGGGCGACTGGGAGTACGTCTACGCGCTGGACGAGGGCTACACCGACCCGTGCGCGATCAACATCTTCGCCTTCAACCGCTACGACGGCCAGCTCCTCCACGTCTACTGCTTCGAGCAGAGGGAGAACATGTTCGCGCGAACGATCGCCGAGCTGCTCCTGGGCCCGAATCGGGACGCCGACAATCCCGCGGGCTTGTTCGGCGCGACGGGCTGGCCCAGCTTCTTCGTCGGCGACTTGGGCGAAGGGCTGCACCTCGAGCTGCGCAACGTCTACGGCATCAACGTGGACCGATGGCCGCGCAAGGCCGATTACAAGCACGACGCCATCGAGCTGACCAACGGCGACCTGCTCGACGGCCGGATCAAGGTGCTCAAGGGCTCCGCGCTCGAGAAGCAGATCGAGACGCTCCAGTGGTCTGTGGACGACTACGGGCACCTCAAGGAGCACAAGGGCATGGCCAATCACTCGACCGACTGCCTGATCATGGCGCGGGACCGGGCCCTGCACTCGCACCGAGAGGAGCGCCCGAGACCGCAGCCGGCTCCGGGCTCGCAGGAGGCGGTGAAGCAGTGGGAGGACGAGTCGCTGAAGCAGCTGCTCCAGAAGGGCAAGGGCGATGACTTCTCGGGGATGTTGGCCGATGCCGGGGAGGGGTGGGAGTACTGATGCTGGGCAAAGCGAACTTCGACATCCACGTCGCCATGCTGGTGGCCCGCGCGGATGAGTTGCGCGCCGCCGGCGTCCTGCGCATTCGCATCGGCGAGTTCGAGGCCGACCTCGCCCCCGCGCCCCCGCCCGAGCCCGATATCGATCACGGCGAGCCCGACGAGTACAGCTACCCGAGCGATCCGCTCGACGATCCGGCGCTCTATCACGACGGTCGCGTGCCGGGCTTCCCGGAGAGGAGTAAGCCATGAGAGCGGATCGCTGGTTTAAGCGCGACAAGGGCGACGTTCACGAGGCCGTGCTCCAGCACGTCGCCGCCCTGGAGCGTTCTCAGTCCCACATCTTCGAGCGGTTCTACAGGCTGGACTGTCTCTACGACCCGTACCGCTCCCAGTCCGGCTCCCACTACGATCTACCGAGCAGCGGCGCGGACGTGTCAGAGAATCTGATCGCGTCCAATGTAGACACGGTCACCGCCATCGCTGCTGCTACCGAGGTCCGCCCCCGCTTCGTTACCGACAACGCGGGATGGAACGAGCAGCGCAGGGCGAAGCGGCTCGGCTACTACTCCGAGGGCATCGCGAAACGGTTCAACGTCCACCAGGAGGCCACGCTCGCGTTCAAGGGCGCGGCGCTCAAGGGCACGGGCCTGGTCAAAGTCTGGGTGGACTGGGACCGGTTCGGCGACAAGCGAGAGCTGCGCATCGAGGAGACGCTCGTCGATGACATCATCGTGGACGAGCAGGAGTGCCGATACGGACGGCCCCGGCAGCTGCATCAGCGCGTGTTCGTGGACCGCGACGAGCTGGCCGACGCCTTCCCGGACCACGAGGAGCGCATCCTCAACGCCCAGACCCGAAGCGCGGGCGGACTCGACTGGGACTGGCATATGTGGGCGGGGTATCGCCCGTTCGAGTCTCACCAGATCGTCGTCATCGAGTCCTGGTTCCTGCCCCGCGGCAAGCGCCCGGGCCGGCACACGATCTCGATCGACGGCGCCACGCTGCTCGACGAGGAGTGGGACCGCCCCTTCTTCCCGTTCGCACGCATGGTCTGGAGCGAGCGCCGACCCGGCTGGTACGGCATCGGTGGCGCGGAACGGATCGCGGGCCATCAGCGGCGCCTGAACAAGTTCAATTGGCAGCTCGACCGGATGCTCGACCAGCACGCGATGCCGACCACGTACGTGCATATCAGCGACGCCAGCCTCCAGGTCAAGACCCGGAACAGCCTCGGCAACATCGCCCCTTACAAGACCGAGAAGCCACAGACCGTCTTCCCGCAGGCGATGTCCCCCGACATGCTCCTGCGCCGCGGCGACCTAAAGGAGTCCGGCTACGAGGAGTTCGGCGTGTCCCGGCTTGCGGCCTCGGCCAAGAAACCGGCCGGCCTCGAATCCGGCGCGGCTCTGCGCGAGTACCGGGACGCGACCACGCAGCGGTTCGCCCTCCAAGAGAAAGCGTTCGAGCGGCTGGTCCTCGATATCGTCTGGCTCGCGATCGATGCCTGCAAGGAGCTGGGCAAGGACTCCCCCGACGTCTACTCCGTGAGCCGGCGCAAAAAGCTGAAGTGGTCCGAAGTCAACATGGACGACGTCAGGCTCCAACTCCAAGCCGCGTCCAATCTGCCCACGACCCCGGCCGGGCGCAGGCAGCTGGTCATCGAGCTGTCTCAGGCCGGCATCGTGAGCCAGGAGGAAGCCCGCCGCCTGCTCGGTCCCATCGACCCGCTCGACGTCGAGTCCGCCCTCAGCCTGTACACGGCCGCGCTCGACCACGCCGACTGGCAGATCGAAGAGGTCCTGGACGGTGCGGTCCTGCACCCGGAGCCGTACATGAACCTGGAGCTGAGCATCTGGCGGTTCCAGCAGGCCTATCTCAAGGCGCGCGTGAACGGTGCCCCCGAGGAGACGGCCGAGCGGTTGCGGCAGTGGATCACCCAGGCAGCCTGGATGATCAACCCGCCGGCGATTCCACAGAACGACAACGCGATGGTTGGCCCGGCCGCTCCGATGGCCGACCCGATGGCGCAGGACCCGGCCCTCGCCGGAGCCCTTCCCGCCGGTCCGCCGCAGGCAACCCCCGCAGCCGCGCTTGCACCCGAGGCGATGAACCTAATCGCGGGGTGATGGATGGGCGGACACAGCAACCGAGCCAACCGCGAGCGGGCGCAATGCGGCGTCTATCCGGCGCTCGTACAGCTCGATCCGCTCGCGCCGGATGATGATCTCGGCGAACCATCCAAGGATCTGCCACCACGCCTCGGGCTTGGGGCCGTAGCAGGGCGGGCGCTGCCTGCGCCCGAGGCTTAGATGTTCGAGCATGACAGGAGCCTATCACGATGAGCATCGATATCACCGACGAGCAGCTGGTCGCCGAGATCGAAGCCGGCGCCACCGCCGACGCCGTCCTCGAGGGCGACGACGAGCCGGCCAACGACGAGCAACCGGCCGAAGTCGCCAACGACGAGACCGGCGACGCCCCGGCTGAGGGCGAGGAACCGGAGGCGCCCCCAGCCGATCCCGCCCCGGAAGCCGAGCCCGAAGTGGACGACAAGGCCCTCGCCGCCATCGAGCGCAGGGAATCCGCGAGCCGGGCCAAACTCGCCAAGGAGCGCGAGGAGATGCAGTCCCAGCTCCAGCAGCAGGCCCAGGACCTGGAGCAGAAGTTCGCCCAGCAGTACCCCGCGGACCTGCTCGCGACCGCGAAGGAGCTGCGCCAACTCGGGATCGCGGGCGGCCTCGACAAGCCCGAGGGGATGATGGCCCTCGCGCGCGCCGCCTACGCCCGCGCAAAGGCAGGCGAGGGAGATCCCCGCTACGCCGACCAGGCCGCGCAGCTCCAGCACAAGCACGAGGTGTCGAGCGAAATCCAACAGCTACGGGCCCAGAACGAGCAGCTGATGCAGCGGTTCGAGGAGGCGGAGAACTCGCGCCGAGCCGATGCGTGGCTATCCAAGGCCGAGACCGCAGCCGACGATTCGACGCCGCTCATTAAAAAATGGGTGGCCGCCGATCGCGAAGAGGCCCATCTCGCGATCCTGCGCGAGGCCGCACGGCTCCGAGACGAGTACGGAGAGGTGCCCAGCCACAAGGATGTGCTAACATCGCTCGAGAAACGACGACGCGCCGAGTTCGAGAAATTCGGCATCAACGTCGAGGCCCTCACCCGGGCCACCCCGAAAACGCCAGCCCCAGCCGCCTCGAAAACGCCAGCGGCCATCAGCAGAGACCTCGGAACGTCAACCCAAACGGCGTCCGGGACTCGCTCTCTCGATGAGCTGGAGCGTGAGCTGATCGCCGAACTCGACGAAGGTCGGGCCCGGTAGCAGCAGCGGGCAGCAGACAGGCGGTGAGCCGATCCCCGGACAAGGAGATCGGCAATGGCATCTGGCAGCACCATTACCAGTGCCGCTTACGTCACGAAGAAGCTCTATCTCAGCGGGGACCTCCCCACCGAGATGGCGATGCGGGACCACCCGTACTTCTCGATGATCAACAAGCGGTCGAACTACTTCGGCGAAGACGCGAACTACTCGTGGAAGTACGGCAACCCGCAGAGCATCAGCGGCAGCTTCGCGAATGCTCAGACTCAGTCCGAGACGAGCGCCTCGAGCCCCAAGGGCCTGAAGCTCTCCATGAGTCCGGTGGTGCGCTACGGCATCATCACCATCGGCGGCGTGGACATCCTCCGCACCCGCACCAACAACGCGGCGTTCGTCAGGCTCTTTCGGCACACGGCCGAGGGCGTCATGGAGGAGATGGGAGACGACCTCGCCTTCCAGCTCCCCCGCGACGGCACCGGGGCCCGCGGTCAGCGCGCGACCGAGTCCGCGGACGTGACCACCCTGGTCAACGCCGACGACGCCCGCAACTTCAAGGTGGGCATGACCATCATCGCCAGCGACAACGCGGACGGCTCCAGTCCACACAGCGGCTCGGCGGTGATCCTCTCGGTCAACCTCGACGAGGGGAAGATCGGATTCGACACCAGCGACATCAGCAGCATCGGGGACAACGACTACCTGTTCCGGCAGGGTGATCCCGACAACGTCCTGGACGGTCGCGAGGCCCTGAACCCGCTCGTGGCCCCGTCCGACTCCGAGGACTTCCGCGGCGTCGATCGGAGCGTCTACCCGGAGCTCAACGCCGGGGCCCGGCTCGACAACACCGCGGCCACGATCGAGGAGAACCTGGGCCGGGTCGCGGTCAAGATCAGCCAGTCCGGCGCCAAGGCCGAGTGCGCGTTCTTGAACCCGATCAACGTCTGGGCCATCGCCAGGCGCCGGGATGCCAAGGTCGAGTACGAGGACGCGGGCGGAACCGCCAAGTACGGCTTCGAGTACATCCGCATCAGCACCCCCGGCGGTGTCCTCAAGGTGTACTCGGACCCCGACTGGCCGACCAACCGCGGCCACGTGGTCAAGATGCGGGACGCGCTCCTGGCCCATGCCGATCCGGTGGTCCACGTGATCTCCGAGGACGGTCGCCCGGTGCTTCGGCAGGCGAGCGACGACGGAATCGAGCAGCGGATCCGCACCGTGGCTCAGCAGTACAACCTCGAGCCCCGCGCCCACGGCGTTTGCTCCATCTGAGGCAAGACCATGGCCAACAACGACATCGTCTGGGCCCGCGGCGAAGCCTACGAGAGCAAGCCGTCGCGCGCATCCTCGGGCGGAACTGCGAAGGGCGTCCGCACCTCGGTCTACGGGGATCTCGCCGCCATGCCCATCGGCAAGGCGCGCGTCACCCTCGCCGACGAGGGCTCCTACTTCGTCGCCACCAACCCGACGCCCGGCACCGGACTCGCGTCCATCGCCGCGGCTGACGGCGTGGACGACGAGGAGGCCCTCATCTACCTGCGCAACGAAAACGCGACCGGCTCCGGCAAGCGCATCTACCTCGACTACCTCCGCATCCAGACCACGGTCGCGGGCGCGAGCGGAACCAACCTCCGCTGGGTCGCCCAGCTCGACTCGGGGAGCGACCGCTACAGCAGCGGCGGTACGGCGGTGACCCCCGTGAACGTCAACATGGCGTCCACGGAGGCCACCGGTGCCGATCTCGCTGTGGGGGCGGTCGTTCTCACGGCGGAGACCGCGCAGGTGCGACTGCTCGGCAACGGGCTGTTGCGCCCAGCAATCGCGGTCGCCGGTGACACGTACCTGTGGGACTTCGGTGGGGCGGTCTCTCTGCCCACCGCTCGCCTCCAGGACGACTCCGACACCGCGAACATCCTCACCTCGATGCCGCCGGTGGTGCTCGGCCCCGGGGACGCCTTCTACTTCCAGCTGAACGGGGCGTCGCAGGACACCGCGGCTCAGTACGAGTTCGATCTCGGGTATTGGGAGCGATGATATGAGCCTCGGAGCAGCAGACGCGAAATCCACCCAGGCCGGGATGGTCTTCCATGTCGTCACGGCCGAGGGAGGCTCCAGCGCGATCACCAGGGTCCACGGACCCGGTGTGGCCGTGACCCGGGTCGATAGTGGCGACTACAAGCTGACGTGGGACGAGAGACCCGGGGTGTTCCGGGGTGCAGTCGTCTCGCTCTCAGCCAACGACCCGACCGCGCTCGTCGGCCACACCGTGGTTAACGGCGAGTTCGAGACTGACCTGACCATGCTGGTCAACGTCGCCAACGCCTCCGACGCGGCCCACGACCTGGCCGCCGACGAGTACTTCACCGTGATCGCGGCGTTCTCCTCCACGGAGGTGGACGGCGCGTGAGGGAGTTCGAGATCGGGGCCATCGTAGAGCGTATCCGGCAGCAGTCGGATACGGAGGGCTCCGATTTCGTCGAGGACCCTGAAATCAAGTCCTCGCTCTCGACTGGGTTCGGCGAGTTGTACTCGCTCCTGGTCGAGAGCGGGGCCCGATACTTCGAGGCCCGGCAGGCGATCGCGTCCACGGACCTCACCGCGGACGAGGACGGGGGTGCGTTCGTTCCGCTGCCCGCCGACTACCTGTCCACCATCGGCGTGGACCGGCAGGAGGGCGGGCGCTGGTGCGAGCTCGAGGAGCTGATGGTCCAGGAGCGGAACACCGTCTTCCG